CATAAATTCAACTAGAGTGCGAAGAGAGGAGATCTTGAGCAGACGGTTGTCGCACTAAATCATCATGTCTTGTAAAATCGCAGACTCTCCCTATGCAGAGTATGTGCCTGGTCAGCTTCTTGATCACTTGAAGTCAGAGAAAGTGGAAGACAGGGCTACAGAATACAGCTACCCAGCAGTACAATCAGATCCACGCCCTCTGAAGAACAAAGCAAGTTTCAAAACCAGGCCTTCTGATGTTAGGTTACCAGCAAGGATTGCGTCACCCTTGATACCTTACCCGGAATCACTGAAGGACTACATAAAGGACAGCACGACAATTAATCGGAACAAATTTCATGGACATCATACAAGTCAACTAGATGCGTTGGCCACCACATTCAAATCCCTCAGTGACACTAGACGGCTGCCACAGGGTCAGCTTAAATTTGATCTTGATTCACTGAAGAAATTTGCAAGACAATCTTTCTCTCTAAGAGAGGGGCTGATCAAGTCTGCAACTTCTTCCTTTGCTAGGAGAGCTACTAAGCATGATCTGTCAATTGCAGCTGGCTGTGAGATTCCCTTCTCTACTGTTCCTGTGACCTCTTCTGAATATCTTCCTTTTGTGATTATGATTCAGAGGCTAAGAGTCCATATCGCCAAAGAGAAAGTATTTCTTCCATTCGACCCAGAATCTGTCACCATATCAGCCGATGAAGCTTCTTACCAGATGTTTGCCAACGGAGTGTATTTATATGCATCCAGCCATCCTGCACATACTTTTTATCTGTTGTCCTGCGGAGGTCACTTCAGGTTTTACCATGCCAACGTAGGATACTGGTTCTGTGGTTCGACTACATATCTGGATTATATCTTCTCCATTGCAGACATCCTTAACAATCTTGATGTCCTTAGTGCTTGTGAAGAATATACATGGGCAGAGGAAATTTTCCGGCTCATGATCAAATTCGCTGAAATCGAGGACCATCACAAAGACCAAGTTGACTTCATGAAAGGTATTGAGGGGTTCTTATTGGCAATGTCAGATTATGATGAAGACTATGCGATGAATTGGAAACCTCTGCTAATTAACAGTAAAGAGTTATGGGAGCTGGATATGAAAATTTCATCAGTTTCCTATGATTTCAGTATCATTTTTTGCATATTGAGCAAGAAACCAGTACATCACCCAAAAGAATCATTCTTCTGTAACCTTATTGTAGCAGCCTTGAAATTAACTCGACTCCAGCTGCAGGAGATATCATCTCTTCATAGACTGATTTTTTATGCAGAAGTTAATGCACGGGCAGGTGTCGAGAAATTCTTGAAAAGAGTCCATACCCCCCGTAGTATGGATCCTATTGCTATCAAAAACATCACTCGCTACTCCAAACAATTATTTCTCTTATCCTACAAAAAGAAGCATGATACTCTCCCGAATATAATTGGACCTGTGCCAAAGGTAAAACTTCTGGAAACATACACTCGATCAAATGATATATCAAGAATTGAAGGTCTTCCGTTGAGCTGGTGGGATGAAATTAAGATATTCGATTGCATGGATAACACCCTCACAGATGACCCTCTAGAGTTTGCAAAAGACAAAGGTGCCCTGAAATCAGATATATCATTCGGACCAGGAGATAGCAGGAAAGAATTATTGCAAGTGATAGAGAAATCAGAATACAAGTTGAAGGACTTCTTCTCCGGTAGAAAGTTTGAGAGGCTCACACCAAAAGTCGTCGAGACTACACAGTATGAAACCGCAGAGCATGTCGATTACCCTGCCAGATTAATCGAGAAAGAACGCGAACAAAAATACGAAGCAAGGCTATTTGCCAATGCAGAACTGGAGGATAAGCACTCCCTCAGCTTAGTGGCTGCTAAAATGAAAAAGGCATTATCATACTTTGATGAGCAGTTGATGACGCCTAATGACAGAACAAGAAAATCGCTTATACACAATGCATCCCGTGACCTTGCAACCCCAGACAACTATTCATTGTTGCTAGATATAGAGGGTCACAATCAGTCCATGCAATACGAGAATACATCAGAACTCTGTGAATTTGTAGGCCATTTGTTCGGTCAAGATGGCTGGGGTGATCTACCCATTCATTTCTCTAATTTGACCGTTTATCATTATGACGAATATGAGGACAAAGCCATAATTTCACAAGGGCAGCGGGGTGGTATTGAAGGATGGTTGAACCCTCTTTGGACACTACACACTACCATCATGATGAAATTACTGAGGATAATGACAGACCTCACAATTCCAAAAATAATGGTGTACTCAGATGATGTAAATGCAGTTGTGACTATAAAACAGGCCTCAGAGCCAATGGTCCAGTCTGTATTCCTCAAGATCATGAATCACTGCTGGAAGTTCGGTATGATTGTCAAATACTCCCAGACCATGATGTCAAAACACAGGATCACTATCTTAAGGCAACACTATGCTGATGGTGAGCGAGCAGATTCTACTCTGAAAAGATTGATATCTATGAGTGCCGGAAATAATCCGGTTCTAGTGTCTGATGAGTTGGAAACAGCAGGAATAAGCTCGGCCTCAGCATCAGCATTGGAACTCAGCAATCACAATGAAGCATGCTCCTACCTGAAGAATTACAAGCTTGGGATGTTGCTTGTCAGGTTACCAGACATGATACTTTCACGTGATATTGACAACTCAATGATCGGCAGATCCGAACTGCCAAAAAGGCTTGCAAACGTGCTATATTACCAAAAAGAAGACTTCATCGGATTGAAGGTTAAATCACAGAATGATCTGTATGAAGCTGCAGTGAACGACATAGCAGCATACTTGAAAAGGACACCGATGGAACTAAACACTGATCTGCTCAGCTTTGCCCTTAGAAATCTGTACAGTAGGGGCATAAGTGAAGAAAGGATGATTGATAGTGCAGACCGGACTTTGTACCTCCAGATATATGACGAGTTTCTACAGGACTTGTTATTCTTCTGGGCTTACCTTCCCTCCAGTTTAGGTGGCCTTGGAGCATCACTACACATAAACCTGGTCTTGTCAGGACACAGTGTTGGTTTCACAAAAGCTGTCCATTACCTATTTGAATGGATTAAGAACTGGGCATGCGAGACAGACTATTTCTTACGTTATTTTTCTACTGTCCTTGCTATTGATACAGACAAGCCACGAAATTTAGAGGAACAGAGAGTAGTTACTACAAATTGGCCAAATGATGCCACTCTAACTACATCCATGACTAGTATTCAACAGGCCATCAAAAAGGCAGTACGATCAATTAGCATAAACAAAAGTGTTCACAAGTTGTTCGAATTATCGGACGAGAAAGGAGAACTTGCAAACGAATTAATAGATTTATTCCGGGATGATTTTCATACACGGATCGTGCAGTTTTACCATGAGAATACATCTTCCCATTTCGTTGATCTCCTGCTCAATAAAGTTGAGACGAGCTCTGGCTTGATCTTAAAAGTCAGGAATATCACCAGGTTGCGCGGATCAATTGTCTCAAGAGTCATCGAAAATATCCGTATGGCAGCTACAACCCACAGGACTTACTTCTTTATGCTAACAAAAGCAACTGACCTCCTAGAGTGTCTATCAATAAGGAAAAGGAATATGTTCCCGAAGATCTCATTCGTAGATATTGAAGAAATCCTATATGATGATAAGATAGAAGAAGCAACTGCAGTAGACGCGCTCATCACTGTAAGAAGATGTGCTCCAACACATTATCGCAACGGTATCCGGGTTTATGATGACCCAAAGGTTGGGAATGAAACGCTATACAAGGGCGAATTACTCGATAATAGCCGGATGTTGGGCCACAAAGAAGAGTTATTGGCAGCTAAATTAGTTGCAGTCACAAAGTGGTTTCTGACGAAGGCAGGAAATATAACTTCAATCTCGAAGGATATGAATTCTATGAATATAGTAAAAGCTTGTAATCTCTCTTTATCTACTCTTACGAACCAAAGTTTCTCTGATCTCGTCAATTTCGCACCGACAGAGACAGGGGGTGAAATTCTCCATAGAATTCCAAACATACGATTCAGTACTAGCACCTATATTCGCGCAGAGATGAACAAGTCTCTAAACTATACAACCGATTTAAGTCAGCGGCTCATGACAACGATAGGCCTAGTAGATAGCAATCTCAATGTGGATTACCTCAGAATGAGAGTCTTAACTGCCGCTATAATCAAAGACAAATATCCATCTGCCAGGCGGTTGGTCGTGAGGTACAGGTTCTCAAACTATATTGGAATTAAAGATGTCCAGTTCGTGAAGCCGAAGATCACGTCCTGGGAACCTCGGAAATCTTATACGCCGTATGGCATAGCCAGGGGTCACATCCTCTCGGAAAAGAGATTTAGGTATCTAGCTCACTCATATATGTTTGAAGAAAACATGAATGATTGGGCCTTGATGCCCAATGATTTAGAATCAAGGACAGGGAAACAGCTTGGGGACAAATACATAGATGACATAATCTTGAGGTATGCGAAGGACCTGGATAAGGACTATATGATGGTAGACAATAGGATCATCGACAGGAATGTTTGGAAACCCTTGAAAGAGAAATTAGATTCTTTAGATAAATCTTGGTCCGATGGATCGGAGGGAGATCCATATGAAATGATAAGAGAAAGGTTAGCTCATGTCATGACAGAGAGATCAAAGTGGTCTCTTGTCAATCCAAAAAATAAACTGGACATAGAGCTACAATCCTTATGCTTAGAGACCCTATCCTCACTCAAGCCTAAAGATAGGACCTTTGATGCCCTCTCACAATTGTTCTGTAAGATGAGTAGGGCACGGAGACATTCTCGAATACTTGATTCTAAATTGTCCAAATATCAACAGGAACTTTTACGGATAGAGCAGCACAAACGAAACTTGGCCCTCTTTCTGTTAGCAGAATACACCTTGACATTCCACTTCAAAACTAGAATTGAGGGTGGCATTGTAACTGTCGATATAAGAGACTCGATAGAGGAACTAAGGGCATCTGGCCTAGGGGCGCTCTCTCCTATGATTATATCACCCCATCTGCAATTCCAAATCCTTGTATTGGGTTATGAATTTGTGGACCATACACTTGACCAGTCGATAGAGGACTTAGAAGCCATATTATCGGAAGTTTCTAGGGATTCTGAGCTTGCAGATATAGATTTACCTATTAACCTCCCTTCTTTATCAGAGCAGACAAATTTAAGTGGAAAAGAACAGATACCAGCTTCCTTAGATGAGATTGAATATTCACTAATTAAACTACCTCCTTCTGCTATGCCTGATCTAGATATGCTGCGGCCACTTTGTCACTTTGCACAAAGGTGTAGTACTGGTGGTGCTGCCCCTGAGACTTTCACAAGCTACACAGGGTCTGATTCACTTGGAGCACAAATTGGATTATTCAAATCCTTAATAAATGAGGGCCTTGTCGACAAATCTACAGAAATTTGTGATCTTACAGCAGGAAGGGGGGATGGAGCTTATGCAATGAGCCATTTGGACCTCAAATATACCAGCTTTTCTCGACCTGATACATTTACCAGATTGCAATATCACCCGGATGTTCAGTTCAAGGGTGATTATGATGTTTTTGATGGGTCTACACTCAAATTTGTGACTGGATATGATCATGTCCATGTAGATATATCTTTCACAGGTGTGGTCTCAGGGAGAATGATTGACTTGATCTTTTTGTTGGAAGAGCATAATTTGCAATATAGTATCAGATTAGGAGGAGTAGATTGCACAGGGTATGACCTTGCTGCCGTTCAGGACTTACCGCCATATCACCATTATCTGTCATATGCTCTCAATTCTCAGCTGAAGCCGTATCAGATCTACCTTGTGGGCACTCCAGCTGAAACTCGAGATTACTCAGTGCACACAACTATGCGTGATAGTATAGCTTACAGATCCATGACACTCAGCTTCGCAAAGTTATTAGCACCATCTAATTATTTATCAAGATTAGAGTACTTCGAACCTAATTCAATCAGCATACAGATGCCCATTGGTAGACATTTAGATGACTTCTTGGTATCAATAGGTAAACTCTCTCTGAAAAGAGAACAATTATACTATATTGACAGGTACATCACAGAGGTAGGGGAAGAAGCCGTATTAGCAGTTGTCCCTAACATGCTACCTGCATATGGGGGTCAAATAATCCTTGACCGAATGAGAATTTTTAAGTCATCCAAAATTTGTCCATACCCGGATGCCACCACCGATGATATTGGACCTGTAAGTGAGAAATCGCGACCCCACCATGAGGCCCATGTCAGAGAAATTATAGGAGTCAATCAGTCTCTAATGGAATGTTCTCTTTTGTCTTGTGATGATGTCTTGTTGAATTATATGAGGACAAGACATCCCCTTAAAGATGTGCGGAGCCAGTGTAATGTCCTCCTCGGCCTGCGGCAGTTCTGCAGATCTCACGTCCTTTCCGGGCATGATGCATTACTCAGCCTGAAAAAAGATCTAGAATCATCTGATGATGTCTCTCAATCTCTACATCAGAAAGAAATATTCTTTGCCATAAAATTGCTTATGTTGGCTTCCAAACGAGACAATTTTGCTTATGGGGTGAATTATTGCAGATCTCTCATGGCTAGATCCCCTACAAAATCGAAAAGCCTACAGAGAACTCTCAGAATCTATCGATTGATTAGTTATCTATTCCCTTACATCCAGTATATGCTACGACAGGGTAAGATGAGGATACAAGTTATAGATGCCATCCAGAACGAGTTAGAAGATCGAGAAGTAAAGAAGTACAAATACAAGCGGCCCACAGAAGCTCCCCCAGATATTGCTATAGACACTGAATTAGAGCAGCTGATCTTAGGTGATAATTTGGATCACTTATTTGCTGGTCTTGAACAATATTCGCAGTCTTTGGTTGAGTTAGGCTCCGGTATCGATGAACCGGCTACTCTCGCAGACACTTTAAGAGCATCCAACCTGGTATTCGATATAGGAATTGAGAGCAGGGTGAATCAGATGGTTGAAAAGTTAGGGCTAGTTCCGACAGGACCTCACGGTATCATAGACCTAGGAGATGCTGATATAATAGAAGCAGATGACTGGTAAATCACACAGCAGGGATATGTACGACCATTATCGAGCTCTGGAAATTAAATGGTATAGGTTTTGGTTGTGACCAACCATAGGCTATACACTTTAATTCCGAAC